ATTGTGTTCCGTTCCACGACATAACCATATCGCCTACTTGAACATCAACTATGTTTTTTGTCGTGCCGTCTCCCATTAGAATGGGAGTAGACGGTACAAAACAAAACGAGCAGTTGAGATTACATTTGGCAAGCCTAACAAACACTGCTGGCTCTCCACGATAAGGACCTTCTCCTTGCAACGTGTAGAAGATAGAAGTAACAAACAGTTTGTCGCCTGCTTGATCAAAATACTTTTGACCAACAATTTCATTATGTCCAAACATTAAATAGGCACTCCCATTGCACCGTAAATTCCTCTAGGTATTTCTTCTTGATTATTAGCTTCAAACCAACGAAGTTTATACAACATTATTGTACTTTCATTCATTAACACACAAATTCTACGTTCAGAGCAAAATCCCCAATCTCTGCCTGCTTCAAAACCATCTCTCAACCAATCTATGCGTTCTTGCATTTGTTCCGCCGACAATCTATCCCAATGCAAAAAAAAGTATGTGTTGTCATCATCCTGCATCTTGGTCCTCCTCAGACAATATTAGCAAAACTTCTTTACCTAATCTATTGTCAATTTCCAATTCAAGTAATGAAATAAATTCTTCTTTGTCCATTGATTTTATTTGTCGTAAACAACGCTCTAGTGCGCGTCTGTATGTACGTAATAAAACTGTTTCTTTTGCCAATTGCTTATCAAGATTAAATGAAACTGTATTAAGAAACTGATTTACGGCTGTATTCAAAGAACCAGACCACTCAATAGTTCCATCGTAATTTATTGTAAGTAAAGGTTTATCACCTGGGCCTGTTATCATAAATGCAGATGATTGATTATAAAACGAAGTATTTGATATTGCTGTTAACGTAATAGTCCCTGAAGTGGTTAAAGTACCAGTATTTGTAATAGTTCCCCAGTTTCCACTAGATGTACATATAGAGTATCCACCGTTTGGTACAATAGATGCAGTGTTCATAGTTGACCACGGATAGCTATGATATATAGGTGTATGATTAGTCATAGTTATTCTCCATTTGAAACTATTCTCAGCATAGTCTGATACTGTAACCAAAGTTCGTTGAGCATAGGATATTCATGTCTTAAGTTTTGTTCTTTTATGCTGGATTTAGCAAGTTTTATAACATGACTCATAGGCATAAATTCTTGCAAACCTAAACTTAACATTTGTTCTGAATTTTCGTGTGTACCGCGCACCCTACAGGTTATTGTTAAGCTATTATCTAGACTTTCATAAATCGTATCATGCATTTTGTTTTTTAATTACCACAGCATCATCTCTAATATCCCATAGTATGGTATCGCCTTCTTTCCATCCAAGATCTTCTAGCATCTGAGGGTCAAACACTAAAACGAGCTCTCCATCTTCTTCAGCTACTTTTCCTGTATATGTTTTTATATCTGACATCTTAATTTCCTTTCATCCACAATCTATTCGCCAAGGACATCTACTTAACATTAAAGTAGAGCAATCATCCTGGCCAAAACACGGAGGTCTATGGCGATCATCCCTATGTAGAAGAATAGAAAAAATTAGATTTCTGTATTCTTCTGTATCTTGCAATCCATTGTTTGAAAGATAAGCTGACTTATCTAACCATTCCTGGATTTGATTTTGCGGGTCTTTCATTAAGTCTATTCATCAAAGAGATTTTCGTTCCATTCACGGCATTTTGTTCCGTGCCATCTTTTGTAGTTTGGGTAAGATATCACCTTACCACAATGCTCACATGGTATTTTTTCAGAATTCATTTTCAAAAAACTATGAGTTCCATTTTCTACCATTCTACTTGCTGTTTCCTTTGAAACTTCTGATTTGGTTCTACCATCTTTTCTCGGCCTGTTAGATAATTCTCTTTGCTTTTCTGGGTCCAAAAACGGATGAGTTCCTTGCTCCATTACTTTTTTTGTTGCTACACTCATTCTCTCTTTAGCCCCTGGTCGTTTACTCGGATTATCGTTTTTCATCCTCTCAGACAAGTTCTTCTTAAATTCATCAGACCTAGGTACGTGATTTATGTTTAATCCGTTTTTGTTGATGTAATCAAACCCTCCAGTTCCGCCGCGTCTTACATTGTAAGTATCATCTCTTAATAAGAAATCCTCATTTACAATTTCTATTTCTTGACTAATCATATCTTCACGAGTATTAAAATATTCAAGAACAGTTTTAACAAACTGTTCTTTTCCGTATTTTTCATACGCTCTGTTTATGACAGTCCCGCTTCCCATATATCCATCATTTATATCTTTTGTTTGATGGACGCCTACGTAAATTTTATTGTTTACGGTATTTTTAATTTCATACAAGTAATAGAACATTTTTGATCTCCTTACTGGTATTTATACAAAATGTGCGTTTTGTTAGGGACATTGTGATAAAATTATGCAAAAAGGTCTTCGTCCCAACATCTATGCCCCTCTCTAAAAGCCATATTTGATTGTGTCTCTCGAACTTCAACGCGGAAACACCAAATTCGATCTGATTCACTCTTACCAAGATATTCAGGTATGTAAATGCCATTTACATACTTGTATAGCATGTCGGCTATACATTCACATCCCATAGCAGGTAGCACTGTTAAATCTAAGATTCCATCTTTCTCAAGTTGTCGAAATTTTTCAATGTCTAGGTCATCAGCAGCAATAAGTGTGCGATGATCAAACTGGTCTTTTAAAATTTGTTTAAGTTCCTTAAGGCCGCCGTAATCACAAACCCATCCTCTTTTGTCTAATTCATTTGCGCCAAAATAGAATTTCATACTAAGTGAGTAACCATGGTTTTTTGAACAATGGGTATCGGCCTTCCATTGTTTGTAGGCGCATGGAAATTCGTCAATATACTCTTTTGTTGATGTAAACTTATATGCTACCGGCTGATATGTCATGTTAGCTGTTCCTTTATGTAGTTAATAAATTGACTTATTATGCTTGATTTTTGTTGTTCTGCAAAATCAGATCGTAGTACAAAGACTTTGAATCCGCGGTCTATGGCCATTTTTAATTTTTCTTGATCTTTCCGATATTTTTGACTGTATGTTAGCCCAGTTATTGCCATTAGTTCAGATTTTAATTCGTTTGCTTGTTCTTCAGTTGGATGCCATCTTAACCCATCATATTCTAATATCGCCTTTGCTTCCTTGACACAAAAATCATAAAAGTTGACCCCTTCTTTAGAACTTAAAAACCATTCACACTTTGTCTTATCTTCAGAATCTCTATAGTATATAGTATAATCTAGTAACCAAGGATTATCGAAGATAATATTTTTAATTAAAGTTTCTGCTTCCTTAGAGTAACCGATAGATTTGAAGGTGTTTTGAAGAAATTCGGCATATTTTATATGTCCGTCTTCTCCGTATTTTTCTAAATACAGTTCTAATTTTGTCTTGCTGCTATATCGTTCTTTTTTTGTAGCGCTAGATTTAGCATTAATAGCTGCTCGTTTTTCTATTTGTTCTGCCTCTGATAAATCATTCCAGTATTTAGATAAGCTTTCCTTTCTCTTCTGTGACATATTTGTCACCCCAATTTCACCTTTTTGTGCTCTAACTAGTGCTACAGTATTTTTTTTAGCAATAGTCTCTTGCCACTTTTTCTTACCAAGTTCTTCTCCCCAACGTTTAATCATATTTTCTTCTGATTGACGCGACTTATTAACATGTTCATTAAATCGATCTATCCCATCTTCTGGATATTTCCAGATAAACCATTCTTTAGTAAATCGTGTGTATGGCTGCGAATCATAAGTTTTTTTGCGGCTTGCTAATAGTTTACGAACTCCATTATATCGTTTAGTTCCAGACGCTTCACCGTATTTGTCTATGTAATCCTGCAACGTCATTGGCATATCCATGCTCCTTATGTTGTATTATTTATGCACGGATACGCATTTCATTAAGTCATATGATGTCAGCTCGCCATTGACGATATGCAACAGGCCCAATTTGTCTGTAAGTCTTTGTTTTATTCGCCATCTCTTGTCTCCTATTGAGCGAGTTTGATAGCACGCAGAATTTTTAGAGTGAGATGAGCGCTGAAGTCCACTTTGTTATTTAATGAGGTATATAAATTTTAGTTTCTAGTATATTGTTACCTGTTTTGTGAGCAATTTCTACTATATCTGGCATCAATTTCAACAACCGGCCATCATTTATATCATAACATTCTTGTTGATTTTGATCCATTTCCATCCGATAACATGCAAGATGGTCAGCTATTGCTTGTTCAACGTCATATGTGGCATCATTGTTATCGAGTATCAATTCTACATAAACACGAAAATCAATACCCGGTTGGTTACACCCTCTCATAAGTGCTGTAACAAACTTTGCTCTACCAATCTTTAATGGTCCTCTTGCAAGTGATTTGGTTTCATGATCAATTACATGACTACGACCAAAATAGATTGCATAACGTTCATTGCCTGATTTTTCAATATTGCCGGCCTTTAGTCCTTCGTTGAGCATTCTATGCTTGCGATACTCAACATACCCTATACCTTTCATCTTATTTCATCCTAGCTACAATATTAAAGAATTCTTGCTTGATGTGAGGGTATTCTCTAAATACTCCCCGCATAACACTTGTAGTCATATCACTTTCATGTTCGCGAACACCTCGCATAGTCATACAACCATGTTCGGCTTGCACAAGAACAGCTACACCGTCGGCTTGTGTTTCTTGCTCAATAAGATCTGCAATTTGTATTGTCATTTCTTCTTGAATTTGAGGACGACTAGCTATCCAATCTACCATTCGATTAAATTTGCTAAGTCCTATAACATTTTTACCCGGAAACACACCAACATAAGCCTTGCCTTTTATTGATTGAAGATGATGTGCACAGGTACTACGTATCGAAATAGGGCCTGTTACATACACCTGATCATATTCAGTTACATTTGGAAAGGCGGTAATTTTAGGTGGCGGTAAGTATCTACCAGAAAATATTTCTGTACAAAACATTTTTGCTACTCTATGAGCAGTGTCTTTAGTATTATGATCATTCTCAGTATCAATAACTAAACTTTCAAGCACACCTTGCATTTTTTCCGATACTTCATTTATTAAAGCATCAAAATCTAATTCATCCATATATTGAGATATGTTATCATTGCAGAAAAACTTGCCACCATTTTCTTTGATTCGATTCCGAATTTTTTCACTTGTTTTCATAATTTCATCCTCTAGCATATTTCAAGTATGCAAACAAAACTTTTGAAAGGCAATATTTGCATTGTAAATTACTGCCTATCAGTGTTTCCTTATGGTTGGTTGTTATATCCAGCTAGATTGGTACTAGTAGGAATTCCGTACGAAGATAGAGTATTTGCTACGGATAAAACTCCTGTTGTAGCAGCACCTAAGGCTCCTATAGAACTTGCAACACCTGTAGCACCTGTAGCGCCTTGTGCACCATATATAGCATTATAATTTGGATATTGAATGCCACATATTACGCATTCTATCGACAGCCTCTGTTTTTAACTTTGCTTCCACCGGGTCCCAGTCATTATCAATCATAATGGTTATGAGCTGTCTCATTGCATTTATTTCTTCTTCCAACGATCGTACGGTGTCGTTTTTGTTATAGATTATTTTCTCAATATTTCGAATTTCCTGTCGCAATAGCTCACATTCAGCAATTTTATCTCTATACGTTTGAAAATATTCGTCAGTTAATGAATTCATAATGGTTGATCCTTCTTATAATTTTGCCAAGGTGTAAATAATTTGCGATCCAAAAGATTGTGCAAACTATGACACCAAACCCCAGGATTACTTGCTGCAAAATCTTTGTCATCAATTTTTAAAGTTGCATTATATCTTAGCTGTTCAAGATATGGTATTTTTACAGATATTTGCGGAATAAAATTGTCATTTTCGCTGTAACATCCTTCAATTACCCATTCTACATGCTTTATATCAAAATCAAGTGTAGTTGGCAAATTTAAATCTAATACCTGCTTGATAAAATTATTCCATTTATCACTCAATTCATAATCACCATTGATCCAATTGCCAGGGTTGAAACTTTGATTAGCACCAAGATATATATGTTCGCAGTTGTGCGATAGGACCAGATGATTTATTTGGTCAATATCGCACAACCCAACCACAAAAAGAGTCTTTAATCCGTATGCAGGTGTGTGCTCAACTTCTGTACCTATAAAAAACGTTACGTCTTTTTTAACACCGTTTGAATATATGCGTTCCATTATATTTTTCCTATATCAATACGCAATTCGTTATCAGCGTTCATACCTGTACCATTTGTTAATAATGTCCAATGTTTATTGATTAGACCCATAGGTTTTTCAGATATAAAAATGTCCTCGCATAAATCTTTGAATTCTAACACATCACTAGGTAGATGCTGTCTTGCAATATACAATGGCTGATCTAGCCAGTAACAGGCCTCTTGGCATGCTCGAATATGTAATTCAACATTGTGATTCATAAGCAGCAAATAACTTAAACCATCTAATGCACTTGGATATTTCTTTTTACGAGATTCAAAGTTTTCATAACGAAGTAGACCCATTTCTTGCTGTATAGCTTCGTTAGTTGCCTCAATGTCTTTAGCATTAACATCGTCGTAACCTTTGCAACAAATGTCACCTAGCGTTATTTTCCTACTTATAGCAGTTTCAACAGCAACAGAACGTTCAACTAAGTTGTGTTCAAATAAACTATCAAATGTACTTTCTTCGCTAGAATATTGTTTACGCTTCAGCATTTGTTCCATAATCCAATCTTTAAGTATTACTGAACTGCCTTTTAGTTCTTTAGAATCCGGAATACTGCAACCTTTAAAACCCATTTGTGTAGGATTTATCGTGTAAGTATTATATAATTGTCCTTTAGCTGTCATAACAAACGGTGACGCAGCATCATAACTTAATGTAACATTTGGATTAACATGTTTACGTAGAGAACGTTGAATAGTTGTCAGACTACAGGCAGCTTTAATTTTGCCATTTCCAAGGTAATGCAACCAATCTTGGCCGCGATCTAAATATCCATTGTCTCTCATTATAATAAGACGTCGTAGATTTAGTGCTATACTGTGTCCTTGAATGTTTGCAAACGCAAAGCTTTCAAAAGGCCAATCTTTGCAGATATTCCACCATTCATCGCCTTCTTCAAGATTTCTTCCTTGTAAAACATTGAGAAACTTTGTGTCTCCTAGTTTTCGATGCTTTATAAAAAATTGTGCATTTTCAATACTGCCTTTTAAGCAATCTTCGTAACTTTTTAAGCCAGGATGTTTAGCTTCTCCAGTTTTTTCATCAAATCCAAAACGGTCAATACCGCCTGGTGGAAAATCAAAAGTCATACTCCAGTCTGCAGTATGCTCTAACCATCTAAGTATACTCAATCGAAAAGCGTCTTGATCTGCTTTCCATGACACATCATCTTGGTTCTTCTTTGGTTTCCATGGCCATTTTAACACACCTGTAGCTGCCTGAAACCCGCCGCTATCTCCAATTATAACTGTGTTTTTACGGTCTCGCTTCTGCACCAAGCTTTCTTCAGTATCAGTTTTAGTAACATCTAGTTGAGCATGACCGGCGCTGTAAAGTGCCCATTTGTAACTAAAAAGATCAGTATTTGTTTTGAGAAAATCTAAATCATCCCAACCTCTAAGTAATCCGGGTGGCAATTTATCTCTTTTCCCTTTAAGCTGCCGACTGACCATTTTCACGTAGATACTGCTAATACTAGGCAAAAAAACTGCATAGTCATTGTTAGATGCAGTTAGGTTAAGATAATCATTTGTATTTTTGTTCTTTGCCATATTAATATTTGTTCTCTCTTGTATGTTGACGATAATCAACATTGCTACGTAACCATTTTTGACCATTATCTGTTATAATGTCAATAATTCTATCAATAGTACCGTCATTCCACGTACTTATTTTGCCTATATTTTGATGAGGAGATTCAAGCAACTTGTATAACTTGGTTATAGCGTCATTTATATTCCAAGGAATATACAATCTTTCTGCATCATTTGCAAATGTCTCAGGAAAACTTCTGTATGCCGGGTATAGCACATTAGCTCCAAGTGCATCTGCTTCACTTACGGTATTGCTCACCCAATCTTGCAATGCACAATTAAACAATACTCTTGTGTCATTTAGCAGTGCATAATATTCATTTTTACTGAGATTTTCTAAAATCTCAAGCTGCCCAGCTTGTTGTAATTGTCTAGCTCTGTCTAGGTATTTTTTATCGTTACTACGTAGAGATCCGCCAGAAAAAACACTGAAAATTACATTTGGTCGTTCACGATGTACTTGTTCAATAAGATCCATAAAGAAATCTGGTTGTTTTTCTTGATCAAATCTAGCCGCAAATCCAACACGCATTTTTCGATTTTCAAATGGTTGAATATTATTACTTACACGTTCTTGTACTTCATCTTTACCAAAACTTAATCCAGAAATGTTATATATTGGCGCAGACCAGTTGGCAATTTTCATATGTGCTACCATTTCTTCATTAGTAGCTAATATACCTGTAACAAATTCGTTACACATCTGTTCATATAAGCTCATCCATTTACTCATACCCCATACATGAACAAAATCATCAGGGTCGATTGTTTGAGCCAAGCACCGTACAAATATCTTTGGACGTAAATTTTGCGGAATTTGATCCAGTATGTAAGGAAGGCTTTCTATACCAGGTTGAAACATATCTTCAAAAAATATAACATCGTCGCTAGTAACTGCGCCGTCTCTCATCATTTTTACCAAATTCATCATTTGGCTCATACCAAAGTAACTGCGTCCATGTGCATCTAATACTTGACCAACTACAATAGCTTCTGAACTGTCAAGTGTGCTGCCAGGCACTATCACGTAATCAATTCCTCTGCGATCAAACACCCTTTTTGACCACTCGGTTAACTGATATGTGTAACGGCTTGAATAACTTTCTAATCCCATATAGAATAGTTTTCTCATTGTTGCACCTTTGATACTCGTATAGTGTGTTCTATCCAACTAATATCATCTGCTAAGTCTCGGTGTATGGTTACACGTATTCTTTCGCCATTACCAGGAGCGAAGCTATCTACTATCGTTGACACGTGATGTAATATGTCAATTCCTTGATAATTGAGAGCGTCAATGACGGCTTCTGATGTAAGACGGAAAATATAACCATTATGGGTATATTCTAGTTCACCAGTTACTGGATCAAATTTAGTGTTCTTCATTACGTATCCTTTGTTTATTCTAATGTTACACAGTTTTTGCCATCTTCGCTAATAGCATTAGCTCAACTGCACAATCGGTGCAGTTGACACTTATACCTTTGTTATTCAACTAGTTGTGTGTCGACATTAAATTTTGTTTTAATTTTATAAATCTTACTGTATCATACTATGATGTGAAGAAATTAATGGTATTGTCAAGATAAATATATGACGATGGACATAACCAAGAGAATGTGATGACAACCCCATATACATATTTGATCAAATGCATACCAACTGGAGAAGTATACTATGGCGTAAGGTACGCCCGTGGATGCCATCCGTCTGAATTATGGGTCAAGTATTTTACAAGCTCTGTGCAGATAGCCAAAAGAATAGAATTATTGGGTAAGGATTCATTTGATTACAAAGTTCGAAAAATATTTAAATCAGGTAAAGATGCGAGAATGTGGGAAGATAAAGTTCTACGCCGGATGAAAGTTATAGATAATCCAAAATGGTTGAATAACAGCTATGGAGTTACGTTTGATTCAAGACAACACCCATTGCTTGGAAGGAAGCTTGTGTATGTATATTCTTTTAACCAATATAAATGGATGGAGACTGCATTTGCGAAAGTAATAGTATCTTTAGGTCTTGGAGAACTAAAGGGACCCAAAAAACCAAAAGGACACGGACAAAAAGTTTCAGCAGCTCTAAAAGGCAAGAAAAAATCTTCAAAGCATATCAACAATATAATTGAATCATTTAATGCTAATACTAATAATAGAGGTTGGATTGTATATACAAACGGCATTTCTAATATAAGACTACAACCTAGTGAATTACCTCCCACCGGATTTCATCAAGGTAGTATGTTAAAAGGAAAGTCAACACCAAACAAAAACGCCGGTAAATCTTATGAAGAGATATATGGCATAGAGAAATCCAACCAAATCAAATTAAAAAGATCAACACAACTAAAACAAAATAATCCCAGCAAGAAAATGAAAGGAAAAACATACGAAGAGCTGTATGATAGCGAAACAGTTTGTAGATTGAAAGATGCAAGGAGTAAATCTGGAAAGAAAAATAGCAAGATTTATGAGATTTATAAAGACGGTCTGAAGGTGTTTACAGGAGGCAGAGTCGATACTGCGTTGTTCTTATTTACAACGTATGGTGGATCAAAAGCCAACAACTTATACAACCCTAGTTGGCTTTCAAAACACAATATCAGGGTTGATATTCGGTATACGAACCGTTAATGCCTTCCTCGCTAATATCTATTTTAATCTCCATGCCAGGATAGCGATCGATAAGTTTTTCATACAAGGCATCACTCATCATCTCGCAACTTTGATTATCAAGCTCAAGGATACCTTTTGAGTAAAGATTCTCGATCCATCTCCGCATTTGTATGAACTCAATTTGACGATTTTCGTGGGTCACTTGAACCCACACCTTAAAATTGAAGTAGTGCATATGCCTAAATCCAAGATGGCTTACATCATACTCATCGCCAGTTGCATATTTGGGATTTGTATCGGCCCCTGGGAACTTGTGATAAGCCTCTTTCTGGAATGTGCAATAGACAAATGTTTTCTTATTCATAGTCGGTCTCCTCAGCCAGGGCAGGATCAGTTGCTGCGGCAGGATACTTGTGTATCCCTTCCTTTTGGAAGGTCACATATATCATTCTGCTGGATGGTTCTGTTATTTCTATTGTCATGTTGTCTTTCTCCACTGTTACTAGTGATGATAATCAACTGCAAGCGGTTAATCAACTTGTTTGCTGGTTCTTTATTTTAACCAAGTTTCGTTCAAAAACATCGGTGCACGCAGCCCAAGTGAAACACTGGCTGCTGTTTTCAACTACGGTTCTATCTAGTTTCAGTGCAGATTCAATTGCAACGTAGAGATCAGTATCCATTGCCCCATTAACACCGGGTGTTAAGACATCAATGGGCCCAGTAACTGGATACGCTGCTACAGGTGTTCCGCATGCAATTGCTTCTAACATAACTACTCCAAATGTGTCACTTTTGCTAGGAAAAACAAAAACATCCGCATTTGCATAGTAATGCTGCAAATTTTTCCCAGTTTTATAGCCTGTGAAAATCACATCTGGATATTTCTGTTTTAGATCTTCTAGATACGGACCATCACCGACAAGTATTTTTGTACCAACAGTTTGCAAAGAGCAAAACTCATCCAGTCCTTTTTCATAACTTGCACGGCTAACACATAACAACACCGGCTTGCTGGCTAAAGTTTTGCAACGACCGACGGAATTGAAAACAGCATGGTCAACACCTCTATTCCACACCACTAAATTTGTCAATCCACGGCCGGTTAGTTCATTTTTAACCGTCGGAGTTGTGACCAACACCCTGGAACTAAACTTGTGGAATAATCGCATAAACCAATATCCTATCCACAATGGTATCCCATGATGTATTTTCAGATATTCAGGAAATTTGGTGTGGTAACTGGTATTGTGTGGTATCTGTCGTTTTCTAACCTTACAATACCACCGAGCTGCGCAGCCAAGAGGACCTTCTGTGGCAATGTGTATTGCGTCGGGATCAAACTGCTCAATCATGGAACCAAGATTCCAAAGATTCCAGCTCAATTTTATTTCAGGATAGCTGGGCATTGAAAATGTTTTAAAAAGCCCTGGATGTAATATTTTTACTGTATGGCCCCGTTGTTCAAGCTCATGAACCGTGGCGTTGAGGGTGGTTACAACGCCGTTTACATTGTTCCACGTATCCGTAACTAAGCATATTTTCATTTGATGGTATTGGTTAGATTGCGAAGTTCGTTATCTGTCTTATGCCAGTGTATTATGGACCAGCAGCCAGTATCATCCTCAACCAGTGCTGTACAAGATTCAACCCAGTCACCGCTGTTGAGATAGGTTATACCATGGAGATCTTTTATCTCTGCCACATGTATATGTCCGCAGATAACGCCTTCGTAATTTTTAGATTTGGCATATCTGGCCAAAGTTTCTTCAAAATCATAAATGAAGTTGACGGCCTTTTTTACTTTGGTTTTAAGATATTGACTCAAGCTCCAGTACCGCAAACCGATCAATCTACGGCAGGCGTTGACCGCGCCATTCATGCGCAATAACCAGTCATAGGCCTTGTCACCAAGAAAACTGACCCATCTATGTACTCGGGTTACGGTATCAAACATGTCGCCGTGGGTTACCAAGAATTTTTGTCCATTAGCTCCAATATGGGTATGCTCATTTACAACAAGTATTTTGCCAAGATTAACGTTATATGGTATGAAATTACGGAAAAAATCGTCGTGGTTGCCTAGTACATAAACAACCTGTGTTTTAGATAGGCTTATTTTAAGCAACCTACGCAGGACCTTGCTTTGTGGCCGATTGAAATACCATTTATTTTGCTGTATCTTCCAGCAATCAAAAATATCCCCATTTAGATATAGATAGTCTGAGGTATGATTACGTAGGAAATCATTTAGCAGTGCTGCTTTACAACCTTTGCTGCCCATGTGTAAATCGCTTATTACGATGGTGCGATAGTGTTTTTTTAATTTCATACAGTAATATTTATCAAACAAAAAAATAGCCCGGAAGTTGTCCGGGCTATTAGCTCTGTTAACGTACCTTCGCTGGAAAGATGTACCTATAGCTTCCAACCCCAGTGTTTAGTGTAATTTGTATAGCACCTTTTAATGAAAATGCCATTTCGCAATCACATGTGTCAGCCATCTTTAAAATACCTAAAACCTGTGAAATTTTCCATTTATACGGACTTTCAAAAGTTTCTGTACGATCTGATGCAAAAACAACGCCGCCTCGTTGCGTGGCTGCACCGTCTTCACCAATAAAAAATTTCAAATCGCCATCAACAATTTGCGGACTAAAATATTGTTCATAAGTAGATAAACCATTTGCTGCCCATGCTAACTGTTGTATGTTGCTTTTACTTGGAGTAATAACTACATCCCATTTAGGTTCGATCCATTTTGGTTGATCAGGCACTAGTTGTTTACTCATAAACCTGTAATTTATATAACTCTTGCTTTTGTTTACATATGCTAGTTCAGATGGAACTTTTTCTGCATTCCTATTTTCATAAGTTACAGTCATAACACTGTCGTTTGAACTGAACTCTGGATCACTTGTAATAGTTTGCAGCAAAGAAAGATTACTTAGACCAAATTCGCCGTCAAGCTCATCTAATGGTTTAGAAAATTTAGCCTTCAGAATCACTTCTTTTTCTTTTTCCATAGCTTCAACTAAAATTTCTTTTTTAGAAGCTGTAATCTTAATTCTATCAAAAAAACCATTTGGTATTACATACGTGGTGATGTCTTTAACGTAGTCTTTTAGCGCCATGTTTTTGCTCCGATCTTTATTTGTTGTTGTTCTTCTTCGAACATTCTCATATTTTCTTGAATCATTTCATCTGTCCATCCGCACAAATGTTTTAAAATGAATCGCTTTGATAAGTATGAAGGTGCAGCATTGAGTGCGTCAATTAGTGTTTTTAGTTCTTGTGGTTCATATATCAAAATATTTTTTGCAGTTATTTTTTGCATTTTGGTCCTTTCTAAAATGAAAATAGTTCATTAAATGTGTTATTATCTTTGTTTGATTCTAAATCCCATTTAAGAACTCCTAAGAGATTCTGAACCTTTTTGTCTATAATTGCAGCTTCCATTGCATCATCATCAAATGGTAATTCTTTGAACCATTGAGGTAGTGTCATTTCATCAACAGGATATGCAACGCTAGTCAATCCGCTTGGATTAGATTTTAATTTGCAAACAATAACTTTGAACCCATCTTGTATAGGCATACTATAGTTATCGTTGTATATCTTTTTCAATCTATTCCAATTGATACTTGCTAGAACATGTCCTGGGATTGATTTTTTAGGCGCACTGGTCTTTAAGTCTGGTTTTTGTCGAGCATTTATTATTCCTTCATAATACGTTATCTTGTTTGCTCTTTTTGGCGAACCTTTAAGCCATGCAGGCCAACTGCGGAATTCTTTACGGAATTCTAAAATTTTATTTTGAATTTCAGATTCTTTACTGCCAGTAAGTACATCAATTAACAAATCACTTAAAAAATCTTGAACAATCTTTGGTGTATCGCTGCGTTTAAGATCAAGACCCATAGCCTTGATCTCACCTTTTTTGCCGTTGATATCTTTTCTTTTGCCTTCTTTGTCATAAATCAAAACTGCATAGCGTTTTTTTGTAATAAACAGACCTTGAATTGCACATAGTTCTCTAGCTGCCTTAATAATAGATCCATTTTGCGGAGGACAATTAAATGCTTTATTCATAAATTCTGAAAAACTAGCATTAGTTATGTCTGCTATCTTATCGTACAAATCAGTTACATTTTCTTTTGACCAGTCAAAATCTTTAAATTCAGGCAAATCCTTCATTACTGGATAAGCTGAAAAGTAGGCGGAATCGGTGTTATGTAAAAGTATATCATTACCAAAAAAGAAAGGATCACCATTCTTTATAGAAATATCGTAAACATATTCATCTATCTCTCCGAGACATTCAATTGATTTTACTTTGGTGTAGTCTGCATCCATTCTACTATTTCCTTAATAATCATTTCTTTATTTGTTAGATAATCTGATTCCCATACCACAAATGTTCTAAATCCTGCGGCATGCGCTATATCAAGCTTAATTCTATCTTTTTCCCAAATGTCGCTAGCAACCGTGCCTCTGATTTGGTCAGTGGCGCTGTAAATTTTTGGATTTGCATGCCAATAATCTCCATTAAATTCTATTATACAATCATTGTGTTTTATATCATATACTACATATGAATTTTTTATATGATTCCATTTACCAAAAGGTGACGTCAGGTTTGTGTTATCAAGTTTACCTAAAGTTTTCTCTAATTCTTTTACAAATTCTAATTCTAGAGTACTTGAATATGATGATCGGTATCTAGCAGCGATTTTAGCGACTGCCTCATCAATAGTGATGTCATACTTAATTGCTACTAATTCCGCTTTGTGTGGTGCACTCTTTTTTTGACACAGATCATTCCAATATTGTAATCCATATGTGTTAACAATATATTCTTTGCTTTTTGTAAATTTTTGACGGTCGCAATATTCTTCCCATTTACGTAATCCATCTTCAACCCCATGCTTTTTTACCATGTTTTCTACAGTAATTGCTCTCGACACATTATACTGATCAAATTCATCAGCAGTCCATCCATACTTTTCTTGTTTATATTCAAAGGTGTTAGATTTTGCTTGTTTCTGTTTATATGCTTCCCACTTAATTCTTCCGTCTTTCTCGCCGTATTTGTTAATCAATGTAACTAATGTTACAGCCGTACGTTTGGCTAGTTCGTCATCAACCACTTTAGCAAATGGATATGCATTCATGTATTCTTCACCGTTTTTAAATCTTCCTGTACAGTTATACTTAAAATGAGTCCATTGTAGTCTAGATGATTCAAATCCGCATTCAAGACATTTTGGCATATGCTGATACTCCTGTCCCCATATGCCTATTTATCTATTATACTACAAATGTAATGATGTTGTCGCCTTCTAATATTTCAGTTGGTTTAACTTCAACAAGATATCCATCCCTATCAACCATAAGACTGTGATCTTCGGTCACTGTTACCTGTTTGCCGTTTTCAGTAGTAATACGATATAATTTCTTTTTAGTCTTGTGTCTCATTACGTACTCGATTGGATTAACTAACGGTACCATTTCATACGAATTAAATCCAACCACCTTTGCTTGCGACCATAATCCATATTCTTTACCGTTAGAGATACAGTGTTCAAAACATTCGTTGTAAAGTTGCTCAATAGTTATTTCTCCGGAGTCTGTCTTGATTAATGTATCTCCAGTAACACTGTCACCATAAATTACTGAAATTCCAAGGTGATTATAGTCACCTGCAATAATTTCATTAATTTTCGATGCCATATGTTTCACAATACAACGGCCACTTAATGTTGTACTTTGCGCCACACGAGGATCATAAAATCTGCTGCCAGGATTTCCAATAGCGCCATATAAACTGTTTAGCAAAATCTTTTTGATCAGTTGTCGTTGATCATAAAATTCAGCTAGTGTTTTGTATTCTTTCTTCTTCTCTGTATCAGTTTCTTCATCCGCCATTTTAGCATATTTGCGCATTTCTGATTGTAGCTCTTTACGCTCTGCATACCAACGTGCTAATAGCCCAGGAATTATTCCTGGTTTATCATAACTAAAAATGGTACCATTTGCAGATAATGTAAATTTTTTCCCACTCTGAAATACAAGATCAAAAAGTTCTACTGCAGAAACTGTTGATGTAGACCCATCTTCAAAATCAACTGTAATAGGTGTTAATTCTTTATTGATTACTTGATTGTATTCAAGAGTGCCAAACATACCGCCCCACGCATCTGCAAAACTTTTCTTTTCTACTTTAATACGTTTTGCAATTAGTTTGTCAGTACTTTCTGGTCTAATATGTCCAACCACAGTTTCTGGACTCATATTCAGTGCTCTAATAGCAGAAGGATATAGACTGTTTATATCAACTCCGCCGATCCACTCATGCATGCCTTCTTTAGGGTCTGCGACATACGCACCGACAACCCCAGATATGTTGTCTTCACTGTCTTCATCGTCAATATCATTATCACGAACTGGGGAATTGTCCCTTTTGCGATTTGGAACAACGAAGCCTAAATCCCAGGCTTCGTTAACAATTGCTTGGTCAATTAAACCTACAGCTCCAAGCGTAGTCCCTAATAATACACAATTTTCATGTGCTAGGTTGTTACTTAAATCAATGAATTTATTTTTGGCATCAATCTTAACAAGAAGCATAACGTCTTGTCTGTTATATTCAATGAATTTTTCAAAATCTTCGTTATATAACTTATCAAGACTTCCTTCATAATGAATTTTTTTGTCGCCTACATCATATTCGCCCACAAAGTCCAATCTATAACTGTGCATTTCATGATAGGTGTGCTTGCGATACAATTGGAGATAATCCATATGAATTCTACCAACTAGATCATATGTTATAGTTGTACGACCATATGCTTCATATTCTCGTCTTTTTGGAAATTTATTCCACAAACATAAACGACGTGTTTCGTCTTTTCCTAATGTTTGCACAATACGATTGTAAATGTACGGTATGTCAAATCCTTCTGAATTCCAACCGCTTAGAATATCTACATCTTCGATTAATCCAAGAAAAATTTCAAGAAGCTCTTTTTCGTTTTCACAAAGTATTGTATCTTCAAATTTATTAGTGATATTTTGAGCAGTTTCTGTATCAAGACCTTTGGGCTTAATAACCATTGTAAAATTACGTTCAAGCCACGAAAGGTAAACTGAAATAGCAGTTATAGGTGAGAATGCATCGGCAGGACTTGAAAATCCTCTTAGTGGATCAAAATCCACTTCAATATCAAAAAATCCAACATGTAATTTTGGTGTTGATGCAGCTTTGTAATTGTCATAGAGACATCTAAAAATTGGATTAATATCTGTTTCATGCAGTGATAAACGAGGTAATAAACTGGTTTCTCTATTGAATTCTTTTATCTTGTTTGTGACAAATTTTTCGCACAGTTTACCGTAAATATTTGGATACTTGCCTCGCTGTCCAGGCCAATAGATTACATATTTTGTATTATATGTGTTATAAACCCTGCGTCCTTGTTTATCTCGTTCAACAACTAGAATTTGATTCTTTTCACGTTCTAAATATGCATCAATATACATAGTATTCCTTATTATTCTTTATCTATTGTTGTTGAAAAACAAAAAGGCAACAAGATTTATTCGTATCTAACATGAGATTGTGTAAGAGTTTGATACATTTGACTGTTATACCATTTGTAACTGTCTAAAATCATGTCAGTTAACGAAAACTGCGGTCTCCATCCAAGAATATCAAATGCCTTTTGATTATTAGAAAATCTTTTAACAGAATCTCCATCGCGACGAGGTCCGTAACGGTATGGCAACTCTTTGCTAAGTAAGCTCTCAGTTGTGTCTATAACCTGTTGTACAGAATGCCCGGTTCCGCCGCCTAAATTAATAATGTGAGCACCTGGATTATTTGGTAGCCAATTTACTGCTTTTACACAGGCATCAGCAATATCCATTACGTGTGTGTAATCTCTTATAGCAGTTTTGTCAGCTGTTTCCCAATCTCTACCAAAAACAGTAAAATCAGTTCCGTGTACTAGAGATTCCATAATTTTAGCTAACAGATGCGAACTGCCGTTTAATTCACCTAAGTTGTAGTTTTTATGGCTTCCTGCTACATTAAAAAATCTAAAACTAATGCTTCTTAATCCGTGAGCACCATACCAGTCTTTTAACATCATTTCTCCTACCATTTTAGTAGTAGCATAAGGACTATATGGTAACAGCGGACTTGTTTCGTCTACTGCATAATCTTGATCTGCGTAGACTCCACTAGAACTAGCAAAAACAATGTTGTTAATGTTGTTTGCATAACAACATTCGAGTAAATCGAGCGTTTTGATTACATTGTTGTCCCATGTAGCAGATGGATTTGTCATGCTAGGACCCACTGTGCTGTTTGCAGCTAGATGTATTATAGCCTTAGGCTTGTAATCTCTAATTGCATTTTTTACAACCGGGCTGACAAAATCTTCGTCGGCAACTAAATCACAAAATCTAGTTGTATGAGGAAGAAATTTAGCACGCCTATCAATAATCATAACTGAATAATCAGTTTGTTCTTTTAATTGCGCTGCTACGTGACTACCAATATAGCCACTGCCTCCTGTTATGAAAATCCATTCTGTCATATTTTTATCCTAGATTAACTGATTATGCTCTACCTGCCGCCATAAGAACCTGCTCAACTTCATCTAATTCCTCGCGGCTTTCGGTAAGTTTATCTTTGTTTTGGCTATTTTTGAAAGCTATTGTTACAGCCTTGTTTAATACCGTTTTTTTAATATCAAGCTCGTCGGCAACAGTTTCTATGGTTTCTTTGAGGCCTTCTTTGAGGGCAGCAACATCGTGCAAAACCTGTACACCTTCGTTAATTAGACTCTGTAGTCTAGCCTTATCCCCACTTGATAATGAACCAATTGACATGTAATTACTCCTTTATTGATAAATTAGCATGTCAGTTTTAGTAGTTGAGTGTCAATTAAACGTTGATTGCCGAACCTTGAACTTCAATTGTATTATTCAACGGTGTCCAAGATTTAAAATTATCAGTATACCACATAGTATACTGAGTTAGTATGCTTCGAGCAAATGCCAGCCATCTATATGAACCTTGTAAAGGAAGAACTTGCAAGCTGTTAAAAACATAACCCGGTACAGAGAATGTTTGATATTCAAGACCGTCTATTGTAAAATAGACAGAATTTATAGTATTAATTGCCATGATGTTATTCTGATTTTCTACAACAATTTGAACAATTGGCCCAGACGACGAGCTGAAAACCTCATTCCAAAAACTAGTATTCAATTCTGTGCTTGTATATAGTTTGTTATTTGTTGCCCAAATCCATAAATTGACTCCGTCAATTTGATATATGTTTACTGAAAACAGCGTACCAATACCAGCAGGAGTAACTCCTTGAACCCATGAAATTCCATAATCAAGACTATAATAAAAGATACCAGATCCTATCCCATTTGAACCAAGTGCTATCCATACATCTGCATCTTCTGCCTGATTAATCACAGCGTTTGAAAAATAAGATACTGAATAAAAAATACTATTATTGTTAGGGTGTGTAAATACCATTTGCCACAAACCTGTAGCTTGATTTGCTCTATAAATTTGAGCTACTTGTGTCTTAGGCGGATAGGGACCGTATCCATTAATATAGTTATAACTACCAACTGCCAGCCAGTGGGCATTACTATTAGGGTCGTTGGATTGATTTATGCAAGTAGTTCCAAAACCGTCATTAATTTCATTTATTGACCAATTAAGCATATCAGTTGACGTTGATACCCAGCCACGTTGATTAGATACAGCAGCCGTGGTACCGTCCGTAGCAATTGACGTACAGAAATCATTTGTCTGAAATGGTATACTGTTTGTTGTCCAAATTACACCGTCGGTGCTTTGGCTGGCAACGGGCCAACTACCAAAAGGTTGATTAAGTACACCTGCAATAATAATAGTTTGCATAAAAAAAATTCCAATAAATGATAGTGTATTTATTGGAATTTTAACTTCAACTGTTTAGAGTTTCTCTTATGTTGCGAACATAGTCACTACAGTAACCCGCTACATTTAGATTTTTTACATCCCCAAGAACACCCGCAACTTCTGGCATAACACAAATACTGCCAGGTGTTAATTCTTTACCAGGAAATGTCCAAATATAGCCAGAGCTAGTTAAAACACAGGGATCGTTTTCGTGAAAGAACACGTGACCGGCCCAGATACGTCTTAATTGATATAGAGTTGAAATGCTTTTAGCATGAATCCACATATGATGCCTGCCATCATAATTATCCCATGATAGTAGCCATTCTTGTGGTATTTGTTCTTTAGGTTTGTCATGCCCAAGGTACCAACAATAATTTTGATACCATAAATCAATTTCAACATCAAAACCTTGATGTCGCGCGGCTAAAATTGCAGAAATACTGTTTTCTTTGTCTTTATCAGGCCCATCTACAAGCCCTCTGTGTGCAATTAATATAGGTAGTTTTTCACTCATATTTCGTTATAATACGAGTGAAAAATTTATGCAATAATAGTAGATACTACTGATCCATTTTCAACCAAAAATGCATAAAAAGAAATAGATTGAAATTCATTTTTTAATGAAAGAAACGCAGTAAGATTATCAATTTGATCATCATACAACGATACGGTGGTATACTGTTGGTTCACCAATAAATTGCGAATTATTATTTTTTTACGTTCCGGTGTAGAACCATTTTGTAAGTTTCCTGCTCTAAAAACATGCACATTTTCAATAGCCATTCCGTGTTTGGTAAATGTTTCTAAGAAAATATCTTTGTCATCGAGGTCGCTACGTGCGGTAACAATTACAGTTCTTGATAAGCTATTTTCTAGAGATTCTAGTATTGCAGATTGCGCGATTTGCCAAATATCCTGATTTGGTATGCTTGTATCGTAAAAAAGTTTTGAATCAGTATATTCTGAAAAATCAAACGATTCTCCAGGCTTGAGTTTATAATCTATAAACTCGCCAGCATTTAAGGATTTAATTACGCCAGTTTCTGTTTTAATTTTTGGCTGAGCTTTGGTTTGAAACAAAGTATCATCGATATCAAATATATTAAGAACTGTCACTTAGGCCTCATAGATATACAATACGTATACTGTTATACCGTTTAGATGTCAAGACCTTAAAATTTGGTATTTAAAAATGATATACGATTTAGAGCTTCGTTTATTTGTTGGTCAATTTCGTTTTCTTCAACAGCTGACTTAAAAACTGCATACATAACTGGTTGCTCATCAGTTCCAGCTAAGCCTGTTGTTAATGGATCTGCTCCTTGTTCATTGTTAGAAAACTCTTGCAGTATGTTATCATATACTTGGTCAAAATCACCATTTTCATGCGACATTTCATGTTGCTGTTCAAATCTTGCAGAATTTGCACCAAAGCCTTCATACCAAATTTTAAATTCACCAATTTGTTGACTACCAATGTCTGATGGTTGAAGCTTTTCTATAAAATGTGTAACCTCATCTGGCAATTCAAGGTATTCTTCGTATTCCTTCATAACTTGCCTCATACCTTTGCAGTGAATATTTTGATACCAACTAGCACGCTTTTTATAAAAATTGTTTGCATCTGGATCATTTTTTACTCTAGCTGCTGTTTTGCAACTTGGTTTTGAATGATAATGGTTTGAAATCCAGCGTTTCAAAGCACCTGATGACTTACCAGGATAGTGTTTATATTGTTCTTCTTCTATAGAAAATTCCTTAGACTTATCTAAAGATTCAAAATTCATATTATAAAAATCATGTAATTTCATGGCGCTTCAATCACAAATATTATTGGTTATTTATTTTTCTATTTACCATATCTAATAAATATGGTTTATTTGGTTTAGAAAGGAACAAAGATGGATCAATTCTGGGGGTATCATTTAGCTATAGATGCAGCAGGACCAAATTTAGAAGCTATTAGTAGCATAGACACGGTTACAAAATTTAGCAAAGAACTTGTTAGACGTATAGATATGGTTGCATACGGAGACCCGCAGGTTGTACGGTTTGGTAGTGGAAATAAAGCAGGAATTACTCTAGTACAACTTATCGAAACGTCAAATATCTGCTGTCATTATGTTGAAGATGATGGCAACTGTGGTACTGCTTTTTATTTGGATGTATTCAGTTGCAAGCCATTTGACAACGATGAAGTAATTCGCTGTTGCCAAGATTTCTTTGGCAAGACCAATAATCGAATACATTATTTTGTTCGGCAGGCTTGAGCTAAAAGTGTTTGGCAATAATGCTTGCAGCTTTGTCAGCATTATTGCCATACAAATTAGCAATCACCCGCTGTTTTTCTGACTCATCCGTTAGCATTCCGCGTATTTCACTTGCACTTGATACGATAACACCTGCAACTTCAAATGGCACAACCGGCATTATAGTCACATATGCATGACCATTTTTGGTATCAAACGGCTTCATTTCCACGTTTTGTTTCCATTCCTGCAGATATGTCGGCGATCCATCTTTTCTATTACCAAACTTTAATCGATCCGCATCCTTTTCACTTATGACAAAGATCACACGGTCGTTTTTTGGATCGTAGTTTGCTAATATCTCGCTGGCAATATATGGATTTTTTACTTCTGCGACACGATTACCGGGTATTCCAGATAATTGTGCTAGTGATTTACGTTCCTCAAAATTAAAAGGACTATCCGGTCCAACTTTTCCGCTGGTAGCGATCCAACGATCTGCGTAGGGAAAACACATGCCCATTAGCTCATAAATTGCAGCATGTCCACGATGGAATGGTTGGAATCTTCCTGGATAGATGACTACCGTTTTTGATTGCATTTATACAAACTCCCCAAACGTTGCCTGCACCTTTTTAATAGCAAATGTCTTTTCATCACCTTTTTTGGTGCCAACCTCACCTGATTTAACACTGATCATGCTAGTAAACACACCAGGAATACGCTTAAAACTGCGCGCATTATGAACCTTATTTTTTGCTTGCAGCAAAAGTGTGTCAAAATCTGCATTTAGGTCATATTGATATAGCAATGTAGCTAAATCCTGTATGCGTTGTGACCGCCAGATCACGGTTCTATATGCTTGTGTATATGAACTATGTACATATGTTACTTTTCTCAATTGCAATTCACTGCTACTGAGATTGAACTCATATTCTTGATCATAGTCACTTCCAAACGGGGCTTCAACATGTATAAGTCCCCCAGGATCTAATACTGCGATATCAATGCCAAGTCTATCAAACAGTTTGTCTGGCTCGGTTTCAACAGTGGAGATTTTAACCAATCCTAAGATTAGCCCTTGTTTTGTTGCTGGAAAATCTAAAAACTGTTGTTTAAAATCAGCTTCATTTGCATCTAATGCAATGATATTGTCAATTTGAACGCTATATCCAAGCATAGAGTCAAAGTATCGCACGGTTACTATTTCTCCGCTATTATAGGTACGCTTACCCACATATTTTGCAGACGAAAAAAGCACGATAACGCTTAAAGGCTGTTGCTCAAAAAACGCTTGTAAGTCTTTCTTTACAGCAGGTTTTGATTTTTTTGTGTTGATATGCACAACCAAATCTATATCGCCAAAATCCTGCTTTAAGATATCTGAATTGAAGCTGCCAGACGTACGCAGGCTGACAAATCCAGGAAATCGTTCTATTAGGCCACTAAAACTGCTAACAAACTGGCAAAAATCTCGTCTTGATTTTATCCTATCAGCGCCAGCAACACCTGACATTATAACAATCCCTTTAATTTAGAGTCCTCTGGTAGAAACTTACCGCTTAGGTCAAGCACATGACGTCTGGATAGCCAATATGTCTGCAGATCGTCTGGAATATCTGCGCGTGTTGAATCTAATATTTTGAAATAGATGTCAAGCAACTTTTGATAATCATTGTGGCTCAGCCCATTCTTTAGTATGCTGTGTAGTGTATAATAATTTTCAGCATCATCTTGTGTGAGATCTACTCCCAAACGGTAGCTAAGGATTTTTAAGGCCAGTTCAGGATCGGTGGCTAAAACCTCACCGGTTTCCTTATCTTTTATTCCACTAACATGGTTGAATGAAAGATTAGCTACCTGAAAGGCAGACAGCATCAGCTGGGTACGATGCAGACCTTTTACATTAGACCCCGGTGGTATTAGGGCAGAATAATAGGAGAATTTTAACCATTTAATGTTGCCAATCATCCAGTCGATTTGTACCTCTACACCAAGAGTATTACCATGTTGGTCAATTTGCGGATAACAGCTGAATAAATTGCCGTCTGTTGTCTTTTTTTGGTTGAAAAGTAACGTAGTTGAATGATCATTGGCATAAGATGCAAGGGTCTTTAGGAACGCTTTCATCTTAAGTTGTGACGGACTTGATGTCCTTGCACGTTTTTCTAAAATCACATATTCGGCATCAACATCTAACGGATTTATACCCCATTCGGCAATAGAAGACGTGCTCATGCCTGCATCAAGAATAGAAGTTGTATCTATTGCAAGATCAATATCGCCTGACTCGGCTTTTTTACCAACTGAACCAACTGGTTGGAAATAATCAACATTGAAAATTGTTGATCTATTAGGAAAAATACGTCTAAGTTCAGAAAAGTAAGAATCAAGAGTTGGGATTATATTCTCTTGTTTGATGCAAGTAGTCCTGCCCTCAAAGACATTACCACCCATGTTTTCGCTCCTTAGAATCGTACTTTTGTACTTTTAGCACAACATGTACTGAAAATCAAGACAAATTTTGAAATATCAGTCTAAATCTTTGAAAGTTCGAACTGTACTTTTAGAATTTACCCATTTTGGTTCTTGACTTGCAGAGGCTACCATAACTTGATGACGGACGCCCATTATTGCATCTGTTTTTTTAACAATATCAATTTCTTCAGGTGCATAACATACTACTGTAATTGACTGATTAAAGGAACTTTCTTGATCTATTTGTACTTCACCGCGTTCAACAGCTTTTGCAGCAGCCATATTTAAAAGGTAGCGATACTGATCATAACCGTTGCTGTTTGGTAGATCAGCAATAGTTAGTGTAGGTGGTAAGGTATCTTTTATATCACTGCGTAAAGGTGGTGTTTTATAACCTTCTAAAAGTTCACTTATTTTCATACTCCATAATCCTTAAAAGTGCGTACAGGACTAATTTTATGTACATCGTCTGTTTCTATACTCGGAGCTTTCGTAAGAGGTACTGGATTTTTTCCCATTTTAGCCAGCATTCGCAATACCTGTTGATGCTCAATTTTTGAATATGGAATGATGAGAGGTTTATCTTTTAAAACACTATTCAGAGGTATATCATCATTATCTGGAAGACCTGCAAGTGCGACCAACAATCTGTAATATTCATAATTTGGATCTAAATCAGGTACAACCATAGACGGCGGCATAGATTCTCTAGAACTTATAGGAAGATCGGCCCCTTTTTGTTTTTCAAATAATTCTTTGGCTCTCATTAGTCTGCCTATTTTGTTTTGTATATTTATACAATTAAGCAATCTAAATAAATACCAGTATGAGATACAATGATATTGATATAGAACAAATCCGTAATGAAGGTAAATTAGCCTTTCAACAAAAGTTAGAATTAGACTCATGTCCTTATAGAGAAGACAGTTTAGCTGAAAGTGCGTGGATAGATGGGTGGCAGGACGTATTTTATAACACTTTAAATGAATCTAGTACAGTGTTAGATGAACAATATGACAATCCCGATCATTTTTTCCTACGTTACAGCTGGATAGAAGATTCAGGTGATATCATAGAGGAGGCTGTATATGCTGGAAGAATCGTACCATTACGTAAGGTTATGAAAGGTGATACAAAGCGTCACAAAGTATATGTTAATAGCGGACGTAAAAATAAAGACGGTCAAGTTATTGCTAAAAAAGTAGAATTTGGCAGTCCGCATGGTAGCAAATTGCGTATAAGAAAAAGTAGTAAAGGTCGACGTAAGAGTTTTGCTGCACGACACCATTGTTCGACAGCTAAAGATCCAAAAACTGCACGCTATTGGAGTTGCAGAGCACCAAGCAGTAACAGTAAAGGCGGTTATTGGTGACAATTTTTAGGTCTTTACGATCTAAATACAAATTCCGCTGTTTTAAATCAAACCAGTCGTTTAGATTCCGAAAACTTGAGAATCTAAGGTGCCTGAGAGACATTATAGACTATTGGCAAATCGCACCTAAACACGAGTGGCCAAACATGCCCTGGTACTATGGAACCGGTTTACATTATAGTAACAGTTGTCCCATTCAACCTTTAACTAAACAGTTGTGTGGAAACCATGAGAATCGAGACGATTATCAAGATAGTTTACTATACGATAAACCTATTATACCCGATCTACTGCAGAACTTAAGTCAATTTTCGTTAGTAAGATGTAAAATAGGCTGCATAAATGGCGCGGATAGTCAAAGTCAACAGATATCTAAAACGTCGGGTTGGCATAAAGATGAATACCCGCACGAAGTTTTACGTGTAATTGTTCCATTACATGGAGATTCGTCATACTTGTTTGAACTTGAAAATCATAAACCTATACCGTTGTTGCCAGGTTATGTTTATGCATTTGATCAAAGTCAGTGGCATAAAGTCTATAGCAGCAAACCAAGTGACGTACATCGTGTAAATCTAATACTCAGTTTTGTTACTTGGTTTAATAGAGTAGATGATCAATGGATACCAAATGATTTTTGTGGCAAAATCCATCCTTTAAAGCTTTTTGACTTGATTCAGCTTTGAGATAGCTGTATGGCCCTATCTATCATCTCATTTACTAAATTGTTATCAACCCCTTGAGATTTGAGCCTCTTGCTGATTGACACCCAAGCTTTTTCGCCTAATCCCACACGCATTGTCTCGTACATTTCCATTACACAATAATTCTTAATAGACTCGTCTATAGGTGCGTTTATCTGTGTATTATGAACATTTTTGTCGTGAATATCAGGGCTTTGTCGAGCCCATTGTAATGGTGTCAGCCCGGCTTTGCTACTTTTCCAAGTTTGCAACAACGAGTTCATATCAGTATGGCCTGATTGCTGTAGAACATTTTGCATTATTTTATTAACAGCCGTGTCTGTAAGCGGCTTTCCTGTTCTTCCGTACTTAACTAACTCATTTCTTAACATACCCACTGCCTTTAAAACATCATGTTGCACATGCTGTTCATTAAGTGAGTTGTAACCAAGGGACGCCAGTTCGTCTAAACCAGTTTTAATAGTCATAAGCGTGTTTGATAACTGTTTTACATTGTGCGCTGCACCATGCCAATCGGCATGGTCAGCTGACACATCTTCGGCTAGCTGAGCTGTCTCTCTAGCAGCTTTACGCTTTAGGCCTGCCATTGTTAAACGACCAGCTCCTCCTAAAACGCGAATTTCACTTTGATTTATAGGGTCTTGTTTATCTAGCCTATAAATCACCGATTCATCTATTTTGTCTTTTTCTAAAACGGGATTTATTGGCACGTAAGTAGATACCAATCCTTTTAAACTTTCTATTTGTTTGCTTAGATTCGCAGAATTAGGCAGTGCCTGACAGAGATTTTGCGCTGCTGACAAATGTTTCATTATTTCGTAACCAACCTGTTCCACTGAGTCTACATCAAACGCAGGCTGTGGTGTTAGTATAGCGATAATCTGTTTTTCTAAGGCATCAATTTTCATTTGCCGCTCCGCAAAATGTTGTGTATAAACTATTTAGCGGATACCGGTTATCATTGAATTATACAAGTGCATGCTGGCAAGATTTTTTGCTTTAGCTTCTGCCATACAGTCTCCCCATTCAAGATGTTCTATTGCCCATTTGTTTGTGTCAACATGCGTATAAAATGTACTATGAGCTCTTAATTTTGACTTATTGGTAATTTTACAAAGTTCATCAAGAGTAGGTTTGGTTGAGAAATGTTGTAGATACTCCCATTGCGACTGGCTGTAATGAAAAGTTGGACGTACACCTTGCCAGCTGTCTTTAATCTGACAAATTCGCATGTCATTGGCCTTAATATATTCGCCACAATTGATAAAATGATGATGAATATCTAACACAATACCCACATGTTTAGATAATGGTAAGATATCGTCTAAACCTGCTTGATACTCGTCGTTTTCAATGGTTAACATTCTACGTAACTCATTACTCATGCGATCGAACGCAGTAATAAAACCATCAATTCCCAGCCTTCCACTGAGATGAACATTGATTTTAAAATCGAGTTTCTGTTTGCCATAGCCCATCATTACTGCCATATCTCGATGATATTCCAGTTCAGCTAGACTTCTGGTAACAACATCCTCGCTATCGCTTACAATACAACAAAATTGGCCAGGATGAAAGCTAAGTCTAATGTCATTTGCTCGTGCATAGTCGCCAATTTTCGCAAATTCTCTAGCACAAAAGTCTACAACATCTGGTTTTTGCCAAAAATATCCCCATGTTGGTTCGGTGTAAAATGGCAAAATATCACTAGAAATTCGTGTCATACGCAATTCAACACCAAGTCCTGCAAGTTTTTCTAACTGTTGACGAATACTGCTAAGATTGTGTTTAGCAATTTCCCAAAGTTTATCTTCAGCTGTCTGTTTGTCTTGTCTATTCATCCACGAGACTGTGCTTGATGATGTATTAAGCCGTTTGGTTTCTTCTTTTTCTGCTTTAGACATCTTTATATCATCAGGTACAAGCATGTACTTACATGCATAGCCAATGCGTGCTATATTCATGTTATCCAATCCCGTTGTTATTGTGTGAAAATTGTGGTTCAAGCCTCTGTGTAAAACCAGTTGATCTACGTCTAAATGTGCAGATTCTTACCAACCAACGGATAAAAGAAGCAATAGTTCGCAGTATTGTCCAAATTATTAAACCTCCTGCTGCAAATAAAGGTATAGAAAGCGTCAAAACTATAAATTGCAGGTCAATCATAGTTAAAAAACATCCTTCTCTGTCCACTTAAAATAGGCCATTGTAAAATCCCAATCGTTTTCGGCCAGAAGGTGTAAAAATCGTTGAACTTCGCGATCTATTTGTGCCATAAAAGCAAGTTCATTATCGGTTAGAGATTCAAAGTAATTCTGGTCGTAAATCGAAGATAGCGCATCTTGCTGATCTAGTAAAGAGAATTTGCCAACAATATCCGGTATACTGTGCATTAAATTTTCTCTCCAGGGTTCCAACCTCGGAATTGCATGAAAACAGGAAATCTGATGCTGTAAATATCATTGCTATCTTGGCTAAGCGTCAATGCATCACCTTTAATTTCGCCAATTCTACCTTTGACATTGTGACGGTTTTGCCAAATTGCGTCGCGTAACTCGTCACTATAACCACTACCTACACTGGTTTGAATTTTTTTACCATTATCCTCTCCAGCAAACACACAAGCACCCATGGTATTTTCATACTTGCTACCAGGTGTTCCAGGAACTACCTCAATTAATTCCAAATCAACTGTAATAAACGGTTTCATTTTGAGCCAGGCGTCTGAACGCTTGGTTTTATACGAGGCTGTAGGGTCTTTTATCATAATGCCTTCGTAGCCAGCTTCAACAGTTTCTTTGTTAAATTCAGCAAAGGTTTTTTGGCCTGCAGGTGTGTCTAGATCTACTGCAAGTTTAGGAACAACATAAATTGATCCATATGCAATCTGCGCTAGTAATGGTTGAAATTGCACAAGTGCAGTGTGCCTGTCAATTTGTGACAGCTTACATTCTCCTGCTAGGAAATCGTCAAGAGGCAGGCAGTCAAACAGTGCTAGCTTTGCATCAGTTGTATCAACATTTTCCTTGCGATTCAACTGTTTCATAAGAGCCTGAAAATTTCTACTTACCATTTCTCCATCAAAAACCATGCTAGTAGTAATTACAGACAGCAGTTCTGCTAGTTTATTTGCAATATGTGAAAAATTTTCATTGAGTCGTCCATCACGACTATATTGAGTAACTGTATTCTTTGTTTTATCAAGAATACTTATAATTCGACAATTATGAACTAGAACATTATTAGCAAAAAAATTACTAACATTTTCAACTTCTAAATCATAACGATCAAACTGCTCAGTAATTTCTTCGATCGCCTTAATTGTAACAAACGTCATAATATTTTCCTCAATACGAGTTGGTTAGGTTGACGGTATTGTGTATTAATTCTTTAACTTTGTCAAAGCTTTTTTTAATGTCAATTTCCCATATCGTGATAACTGTCACATTAAAGGATTCTATATGCTCCTGTCGCAACTTATCATTTTCCCAAATTTCTTGGGCAGTAGTAGGACCAATATGTAATTGAATAATATCACTTGGATAATATACTCTCGGGTCAGCATGCCAATAGGTACCAAATATTTCTATCACAATTCTATATTGTTGCATCCATATATCAACTATCGGGGAATATATTCTGTTATTTTTACTACGCTTTTTAGGAAATAAATTGGGAATTTCGTTTTCGTGTACAAAACCTTGATCAAGTAACCAGTTTGACAACTTTTGATGCGGTTTTGTTAACATATGCTTGTCTGTAGAACGAGGTAGGTACCGAGCGTTAGAAACACCATATTTTTCCAAAAGAGTTGTAGTTATTTTGTCTTTTATTTCTGCCCTTTGAAAAGGATTGTCAACCCCATGCCTATCTTGATTGGTTGATACCTTTTTTTCTTTTATTGACGTTGATTTAGAAACATTATCAACTCCGTATCTTTGTTCTACAGTTGATTTATATTGTTCTCGTGTTGATAATAAGTTTGCAGATTCTTTAATACTCATAGTGGTAATTCCATTTATTCTGCACCAATCTCGTAAATGTGCTCCACTAATTTTAATTCCAGCCCATTCTTCGCTTGTTTGTTCCATTCTATAGATTGGCATTTTTTCAACTATCAACATTTGTCTTAACAGGCTGTCAAAAGGCTCTAATCGTGCCTGACTTTTCATAGTCCTACAATAATGACTAGGACTAATATTTGTTTTTTTACAAAATTTACAATACGACATAGAAATACCTGCCAAGTTTATTGTACCGTATTTATCACAGACTATAAACTTGATGGTGTATTACTTTATTTTTCCAGCAATTTATCACCAACTTTTAGTAAATCAACCCTTCGCCAACATTTAATATTTGGTAACCATACCAAATGATTACCAGTTAATGGCGGCAACAGTTTACCATTTTCTAATGTAATGCGATACCATTTAATTGTGTCATCATTAATATCCTTGGCATTTTTGGCCCAGTTTGTTATAGTATTAAACTCAATTTTACCAGTTAAGGTATTAAAGGATTTAATTTTACCAGATATTTTATTATCAACAACTTCAGCGATGGATACTTTTTGCCCATCATCAAATTCAATTTCCCATTGTGCCGACAAACATCCGTCAAGTTTGATATCTAACAGTTTATTACCTGTCATCTTCTTTGGGTGATCGTCACCATTTTTAGCAAGCTGACAAGAAAAAACAGGAATTAGATAGGGTTTAGCAGAATCACCGTTGCGTTCAAGAACTTTGTTAATAGTGGTTTCTGAAACACCGCATTTGAGATCTTTAAGTAGAATACGCCTGTAAAAATAATTCCAATCTTTTACCGATGCAGCATTTGCTGCGTTTCTAAGTGTATCGCGAGCTGCGTTACCAGTTAGAGTCCTTGTTTCAAGCTTCTGTGAGATATCTAGAAAATTTTGAAAAGTGAATTGAGTGATAAATTGAGGATCATCCTCACCTTCAATGAGTGGAACCTTTTTTACTCCATATGTTCTAAGTGCATCAAGTGCCATGAGTGAGCCCTGAAAGAACTCAGTTATTTTGAGATCCCATGCCTCTTGAATGATGCGTTCTTTTTCTATGCGACTATTTGTTACCTCTAAGGCTTGAATTACATCAGCAGCTGATTTCAATTGAGTTACTCCGATTTTGCTTAGTGATATTATATGATTTATCATATGTGTCAACCTAATTCCCTTGGTATTGCGGTTGGTTGGGTGAACAGTCCATATCTCCCTAGTAAAAAATTACTAGAGAGAATGTATAAGAGAATTTACTGCGTACAGGCAGTTTTCACAGATTGGTTTTCGTGCTTGATTCATACAATAAATCGCCGGCGGTTACCCTGTACCGGCATCACACGTACATCTTGGACCGGTAGGTCCAGTAGCGGATAATCGAAAAAGATATACCAATTAACTTTTTCGATTACTGATCGTTATCAATGGTAGATAGAGCGATCCTTTTTTAGGCCATGCTTCACATGTTGCGATAATTTGAATTTGTCTTTTCCATACTTGACAAATTATTCCGGTCTCGGGCTGGAGATATTTAGACCATTAGGACAGCCGATACTTACCGGTCAGACGGACGAATCGCCTGTTGTTTTGCGTTCCTGACAGAGACTGTCCCTTCCGCCAGTGGTTACCATTTACCACCATATTAGATCGTCTTACGCTTTATTGGGAATAATGTTGGGCCTATATGATGAATAACAATATATAAATTGGTAAGCAGGGTTTGCACCCTGCTTACGTATTAACGAGACCAATTTTTAGGTATTGGACAGCCTTGAGCCTGTGATGAATTTGAATATGCTGGGAATGGATCAGCCTTATACTGAACATCGTGTTTTCTACGTAATTTTATGCCCATTTTTTCTAAGTTACGTGCTGTATTATAATAAAGTGCCATTATTGTATCTGGTTGAGAAGGATTCATGCGCCTAAATTGAGTAATTTGTGTTTGCCAATCTGTAGCTGAACCAACCCCTGTGCCTACCTCTTGGCTGACATAAAGTTGGTTAATAACTCCACTACTGGTTTTTACTTCAGCTGATGACGCAGCGTTCATAGGAATATTTGCAACGGCAGCATTTACTGATGCTACTGTTAATGGCGTACTCAGTGATAAGTTGTTAGCCGTATAGTTGCTGTCGTATCCTATAGACGATGGACTTGAACTGTCGTATTGTCTTGAATTATAATTAGTTGGATTACCATTATAATATGTTGCTATTTGAAACGGCTGTAAAGCTTCATAATATTCAGAGAATACCATTACACCTATAACACCTGTGTTGGTTGTAGTGCCGCCTATGTTGTTTACATAGCTATCGCGCTTGCGACTAAAGAAAAATTCAGCTGCTTCCGTTTGATTGATTCGCCACCCTGGAATATTAATGGATTCATTTGGTGATAAAACATAGCCTTGACTGTCTATGCCGGCAGGTTTGCCTTCTAACACATCAAGTCCGTCGACACTTAAAATAAAAAGTGCACGGTTAAGCGAGTGATTTTTCAATTCAATCGTATATGCATTGCCTTCTCTGCCCTCTATCCAAATACTACCATTATGATAGTATTCGTCTGCTGGGTTACGACCTAGAGGCCGTACAAGAATTTCATATTGTCTAGAACTGTCAAACATGGAATTACTCCTTCATTGACTTCAGTTCGGCAGAAGTATAAAGCCCATCCTTATACAAATCAGCTGTGCTTACACCGTGTGCCTTTGCAAAACGCATGCGTGTTGTGCTAGCACTTACACTAGCCATTGTTTGCGCCATATTTGCGGTGCTATAGCTAGATGTGTTGCTGAGATTCATTCCAAATGTACTACCGACTGCAAATGCATCTATGTTAGCACCTAAGAATGTAAAGGTCCAATCTTTAGCTTCGGCTGCTTTTACTAGTTCTTTAATTTGTTCATTGGTATATCGCACACTAGCATTTTCAGCACCATCCGTTATGATGGTAATAATTACGCCTGGACGATCTGCTTTTTTATGTTTAGAAAGTGCTAAATTTATGCTGTTTATAGCGTCGCCTATTGCATCCAATAGATTGGTTCCGCCATTTGGACGATAAGTTTCCTTAGATAGTGTTGGAACTTCATTTAATGGACGATCCGTGTAAACAACGTGAATTTTTGGTGAATCAAATTTAATTAGAGTCAGTGTTGCTGCACCAGCTGTGTCTTGAGTACTGCGTTGTCCTGCAACAAACTCATTAAAACCTGCAATTGTAGTGTCCCAACATACTCCCATGCTTCCACTTTCATCTAATACAACTGCGATATGTGTGCCGTTTTTGCCAGCTCGCTTTAACTTTGGCTTAGAATTTGTGGTTGAATTTGAAATTTGAGCACTGACTGCTGTTTTAACAACAAGATCAGGAAATGGATTTGGTAGATTCATTTTATACCTCCTATGGTTTTTACGTGCCTAGAATTACCTCTAGGTCTTTCTACCTGAGTGACTGCTTATCATTGCAATCACAACGTATTTATACATATAAAATGATGGCATATCAATATCTAACGGTAAAAATTATAAACCTGTTAGTTTTTCAAAATATTCTTGAAATTTAAGCTCGCTTTTTATTTTGATTTCGTCCCAAGGAAGATTTTGCATAGCCGTCGACCGCACAAATTCGTTAGTATATCCTAACCAAACAATTGATGGTGCCATAAAAACTACGGTAGACTTTGGTGCGACAAGTCTCAAACATTCTGATCTTACGTCGTCAGCTGTTTTAACAGACCAAGAACGATTTTTCCATGAAATCATAACGCCCCCGACTGTTTGTAACGGATCGCTATCAAAACTGAAACTATATTTTTCTGGATTTAGATCAAAATCGGAATACAGACTCAATCTGCTGGTGCCATTATTGGTACCATAAACACCTAAAGTTCTAAAATCAATGCTGTCTAAATTGTTGTCGTACCACCATTTCACTGTATCTAAACAGTTTTCTTTGGTATCATATGGTAGTCCAACAATAAAAGCCAGATGTTGTGAAATCTGCCCTTTCCAGATGTTATGATACAGCTCTGGAATGTAATCTTTTGCATGTTTACCGCTCCACCCTTTGCCTATTATTTTACTAGCCTCGGGATGCAAAGTTTCTAAACCGTGAAATGCCCCAGATAATCCTGATTCTTTTAGTCTTCACGCGGAAGCCCGCGAGAGCTTGCTCCATAGATTTCCAGACCTGACACATATGGTGAACTACCGCGCAGCAAGCTGTCGCGGCTTCCTGGTCCGATTGACCAGTAGCTTTTCCTGCTTCGGCGACACATGGCTAGACGATCCGTACGAATCATCCCCGCTAGAGGTATCTCCACAGGCGT